GTGTTGCGGTTGGGGTTGTTGTGATATTATTAGTACAATTTACTTCAGTACCCAATTCTGCGGTAGAACTAGATGGATAAGAAATAACCTCACCTGCTGGAATTGTTTGAAAAGTGATTAATCCTTGGGTCACTAATGTTTCTATTGTCTTATCTCCTAGTGTTTGTTTTTTAAACCATTTTATTACACTGTCCAATCTTCTTTCAGATAAGTTAACATTATAATCTTGTTTTGCCGGGGCTGATGCCGAACCAGTCAATTCAATCGTGACTTTACGGTTTTGATCTACAACAACACTTTTTAGATCTTGCATGAATTTGGTTGATAAAAAAGTATAGTTATCAATTATTACTTTTGTAAAGAAATTAGGTATTGCCGATTTGTTTGGATACTTAGTCTGTCCTATATAAACATCAACAGGGGCTTTAGTACTATATGTGGTATTTTGTAAAGCAATATAATTATTATAATAAAATGAAAAATCCTGTTGAGAAGTTTTAACGTCTTTGATAGTATATCCTTCTGGAAAATCATTATCGAAGTAAAAAGATTTATTTATATATTCGTCTAAAGTTTTTACACCAGAAGATGTTATTACTGTAGTACCAACACCTCCATCACCCCCATTTTGATTACCTTGATTACCATCAGAACCACCTTGATTACCACCGTTGTTTACATTAGTTACATTTATTGTTGGGTCTGCTGGAATGTCTTGTAAGATTTGAGCAAGTTCTTCTTCAGATAATCTTGGTTCATTGACTAAATCTTGATATACTAATAATTCATTTTGTGGAATTTGATTGAATTTTTTTGCCAAATCATATATATCATATTTTACACATCCGGCAAAAAATGAATCAACAATCGAGTTTACATCTTGTGGACTCAGTTTACTTAATTGTTTTTCCACAATTGTATTCATAGATGCTGGTGTATCAACGACTATTGTCCAACTTATAGATCCACTTCTTGAAGTATTTTGGTAAGTATAAATTGGTTCTGGTCTACCAATAAATTTTGTTGGGTTCCATTGTGCACTACTATCCTCACTGAAAGCAAGATTGTAGGGTGGAAACCACATAATTCTACCACCATTTGGTCCTTTTTCACAATCTGGTAGATCGTCATAGGTGTATCCAGGTTGATCAGATGTTCTCCAAGCCAGGTTTTCTAAAGAAAACATGTACTTCTTTACTTTACCATTAATAATATTTGTAGACCCCGGATTTCTCAAAGGAGCAATGTTCAAATTATAGGTCCTATCGAATACAGAATAATTAAATTTTCTACCGTGTTCTGTAATACCATCAGTTTTTTGTAAATCATTGTATGTGTAGTATGGTGTATCTTTTTGAAACAATCTACAATATTCCTTACCTACCTCAGTACCTTCAACACCAATTGTGTTTGATCCAGTTGAACTATCGTAATAAGCAATGACTTGGGATCCTTTCGTCATTTCCTTGTACCCGTCATTGAAAACTTTAGATACTTGACTAATTGCGTTACCGGCATGTTTTAATTTAGCAATTCCTTGTAAATTGTCTGCAGCCTCAATAATTCTCTGAGTGTCGTCAAGAATGGATCCTGGTTTGAAATCAATATTTGTAGATAAATTTGTATCATATTGACTTTCTATAATATTAAACTCTTCATCTAATTTAATATTTTCCCCACCCTTACCAACTTTGAAACCTTTATTTGCTTGATATTTTGGGGATGTCCAAACAAACATACCCATTATTCCACCAAGATCAGTGTAAGATGGGGCTTGTAAACCAAAATTTATTTGACCTTGATTACCCTCATATAATATTCCAATTTCGGATGGTCCATAAACTAAAGTTTGAACTTGTTTTCCTGTAAAATCAACCGCCACTTGATTGGGTGGAGATGTAATTAATCCTGGTTCTATTTCACTACTGCCAAGATAATAACCACCATCACCATTTGGTCCAGCCCCCCACAAATTATTAAGTGCTGATGTAAAACCTACTAATATTCCTTTATCATATTTTGGTCGATAAAGATTGTATTCTAAACTTTGGAATAAAACAGATTGTTGACCGTTACCTGTGTTTGCAAGAAATATCTGTGAAGGATTTCTATACTTATTAAGTATTGGTCCAAGTGCTCCTCCCGTAAGGTTGTTTACAACATTCAATGCATTTCCTACTTGTCCGGGTTGATTGAATGCGTCTGGTTCTTGAAAGTAATCACCTGGAATCAAAGAAACCGGGAGGTAGGTTGTCGTCAATCTATTCGCAAAAGATAAAGCACCTAATATAGGATTTTCTGGAACTGTAATTTTCCAATTAGGAATAAATAAAGGTTGTTTACCAGTTGCAACCTGAGTTGCAGTAAAAGGATCTGACAACGCATCAAGGTTTACACTACCCTGAGTAAGTTGTATTATTTCAGATGCAACTCTCGCCTCAAATGCTGCTTTTAAACTTTCAGCACCAATAAGTGCCAATTGGGAGTCTTGTGACAATAAACCCAAATCCCCTTGTGGATTATTCGATATTAATATCTCATATGGGGTGTAGGTTGAGGGAATATAATTAACCGGTGAACCTTGAAAATAATATGGGGAAAAAAATTGATATGGTAACGCTAGTTTTGTCGTTATTACTAAGTCACTATACCCACCCTCTGGTCCAAATATATTTTCTACATAAGCAGTATCAATAAAGTACTGATTTATTATGTCTAATTGTGTGTCGTTAGGATCATAAGGTCCTTGGTTTGATGGAACTGGTAAAGGATTACCGGGTACAGAATATTTTCCTTGAAATCCTCCTTCTGGTCCCCACTCGTTTAATGGGTATAATTGATTCGCTAATTGATTGGTCGAAATTAATGTGTTTGGTGAATCAATTACACTGAAATTACTTAAAGGACTGACCTCGTATAAAATGTTTCCTAATGGGGGACTGAAAGCCCCTTGAATTTGATAGGGTGCAAGATTTTGTGCAATTAAATTGTTTCTAAAAACTGAAGAATTATCAAAAGACAAAAAACTTTCTGGCATATTTCCTTTTTTAGATAAATATTAAAAAAACAATTTTATAGGTATTATTGACCATGAAAGAATTTATCCCGGTGTTCCATTATAATTACCACCCACTAATCCCATTTGTTTGAATAAAAGTTCTATATTTTTTTGTTTATCTGGTCCTGTGAACCAATTTGTGACTTCTGTTGCAACCAGTTGTTTTTGGTCCGCATTCAAAGTATTATCTCCTTTTACTTCTATTGTAAGAGGTTTAGTGAAAGTAATATCATTTTGATTTACGTTGTTAACATTATTTGTTGCCATATTAACATTACTTGTATTAACATTGGATGCGGTTGTAATATTTTTTGGTATAATACTTTGGATACCCTGAAAAATACTTTTAAAATCAATACCCCCTAACATATTTTCAAGTGAATTTTTAAGATCCTCAAACGTGGAAACTACTGACCCTGGGACTAGTGCCGAAATTATTTGTCCTGCGGCTTTTATAAATTCATCCGTATTTTCTCTATAAAATTTTGTTTCATTGAAAGGTTTGGTTGCGGCTATGTCTGTCATACTAACTGCACCTTGCATAGTGTTTTGAAAGAGTCCCTGTAAAGTGGGACTTGTTGCCACTCCATATTTTGCGGCAGCCAACATACTATTTAAATTACTTTCGATTCTTTTAACATAGTCCAATTGGTTTCTTGCAATATCTTCCATTGATCCTTGGATGTCAGTCTGTTTTTTTAACTGATTAATGTCCTCCGAAGATAAATCTTCTAAAGCCTTTGAAATGTATCTACCTGTACCCTCACCCGTAGCATCCGTTTGTTCAACTTGTACAAATGCCCTTCCCTCAAATTGAGACCCTTTTTCTCCAATTTGGGAAATTGTAGCAAGAAACTCCTTATCTTCTTTGGATGCCAAATCAGACGGAAACTTTAACTGTTTTAACTTATAATCAAAATTAGCGGCGTTAATTGCCATTTTTTGAAGTTGACCATTTGAATAACCAAATGCAGCACCTATTTCATTTAGTCTTCTTTTTGCCCCTGGTAAAATTTCAAATTGATTGTTTGCTGTGTTGAATTTAACAAATTCTTTTGTCATGTTGACAATTTGATTTTGTAATTCAGTAGGATCATTTTGTGCTAAATCCATTAACCTTAATGGATCTAGAAGATCACTAGTTGTAACACCAAGTCTTTGAAGTGCCGAAGATAATTCAATTGCCCCCTCAGGATTAAAAACTTTATCAACAGTAGAGAAGATACTATTCATATCAATACCTAATCTTGATGCCTGGGCCGCCATTTTTGCCAAACCTACTACCCCATTGTTGAAGTTGTAGAGGTTCATTTTATCTAAGTTTGATGTTACCAGGTCCGATACTGCCTTGGTTGTGATACCAGCATTTCTAGCGGTTTCAACGACTTTCAACATTCTGTCATCTATGTCACCTAGTGATACACCAACATCCCTAAATGAGGTCGCTAATTTTCCTTGTTCTACACCTGTAACTTTCGCGGTAGCGGCAAAACTAACCAAAGTATCCCCAGCAATAGACATATTAGTATCAAATGACTCCGCTAAAGTTTTAATTGTTTGACCAGCATCTCCAACACTTCCTCCAAATGCAATAAATCCAGGTATTGCGTCTGTTAGGGTTTGGGTAAGTTCACCCGCCTTATCTTTTGAAACACCGAACGCCCTAACTAACCTTGATGCCTCTTTGTCAAGATTTATCTGAGTTTTGAATATCTCAATTGGATTAATTATGGATACTAGTTGATTACCTACATTTGTTAAGGTATCTGTAATAAAACTAAATGACAGTTTCATTTCGTTGATAGTCTTATCTAAATCCAGAAAGGAAGCATTCAATGCGGAGGTTGCATCTGCAACCTTACCTACACTTTCTTCACTATCCCCAGGGTCAAGTATATTGCTAGAATTTGGTGTTTTGGGTCCCATTAATTATTCTTTTAAAATAAATACAAATTATGTGGGTTTTGAATCTTCAATTAACTTGTTCATCAAAAATTTTCTGACGTATATGGGCATTCTCAGATAATCCCAATAGGGTAAATTTAATTTTTGTGCAAGGTAATAATACTCTTGGAGGGAGTTTTGAATGTAATCAGAAGAAAGGCCGAAAAAATTCAACCCCAAAGGTAATATTCACTACTACCTTTTCTCCAGACGGGGCTAAAACTTCTCTTAATAGATCTAATCTAGGTTCATTATCGTACATAAATTTTTTCAAAAACTTAGAGTCCATTATTGGCATGTTCTGAACAAATTTTTCTATAGATACTCTATCGTCTGTACCGTCTATTTCTACTATTTGTTTACTAAGTTTAAGAGTAGCGGTCGGAGCAACAACATTTTTTGGGTAGGACTGTAAAATAGAATCGACCTCCAAAGAATCTTTCAAACTTAAAAGTTTATATTTAACGACAGATTGTGTTTTGGGTAATGTGACTACAAAATGACCATCTTTATCGGGTTGTGCGGTTGTTTTTCTAACATCTAATTGGTCCAAGAAAATTACTGTTTCAAAATCTTTATCGGTTTTGGGATCAGTTAAAATCAAATTATATTCAGGTCCAAAAGAGGTGTTACGTAAAAAAATTAATAGGGCCTCAATGTCTCCATCAAGTAATTCCTCAGGTCTTAGATCTGGTTCATATAACTTTGACCTTAACAAAGGAAGAACAATTGTTTCTTTAATTGTTTTTCTTTCATTAATATTTGCAAGTAAGTTTTCATCAGATGCGGTTAAGTAACCTAATTTTACCGTCTTTTTTTTTGATTTATAAAATAACCCTCCAGATGGTAGTGACACCACATCATGAGGTAAATTAAAATCCATTTGACCATATTTTTGAGAATCTTCCATTTTCTTTTTATTTTAAATATAACTTGTATAAAATTTTAGTCAACAAAAAACCCCAACAAATTAATGATGGGGTCAGTGACTTTATTTTGAAACCATTAATAAACTAAAACACATCTATCCATTTGGATGTTTGCCGTAATATCGGCTAAAGCATCTTGAGAATAACTCAATGAACCAAAGTTTACACTTGTCATAAACGCACCCTCTAAAATCCATTTTTCTACAACAACTCCAGTTGGGTCTAACATCTCCAAATCAACATTTTTCTTATAACCAGCAGCATAACCCATACGACCTGTAACTGATTCAGCACATAAACGAACCCATTCCATCAATGCTTGAGATGCTGATGGTCCGATTGGATCTCTGAATTTAACAGAAATAGCGTCCCAAGTAAATCTACCCGCAACAAATGTGGATGTATTCAAGAATTGAATTTCAGTTGAACCGATTTTAATTGAAGGTCTAGATGCACTTTCAACAAACCATTCATTAATACCCAAAGAGGTTGGAAATCTTAAGATGAACCGGTTCTGTCTTTTTGGTTCATAAGGAACCGGCATCTTCATTAACAAATCAGCCATAATTTTTTAATTTTTTTAATTTAGTTTATTAATTTTACTATAAATACGACAAAAAAATTTTTTTTCTATTTACTTTTATTTTTTGTTTAATAATATGCTATATATAAGAGCATATTAATAATTATTAATTATAATTTTATTAGTTTTATTATTTGAATTATCGTATATAACAAAATGAATATTTGGATAAATAAATAATAATTCTTTTTTAATATAATCTATAATAGCGTTAACCAATTCTTTATCGTCTTCTGAATAACCAAATGAAATTTTGTTTAAATCTGGATTATTACTTCTATAAATATCATTTAATATTTTTTTTATAAAATCTTTTATTGCAATTTTTTTCCCTAGTTTTGGATTTAATGCAGTATTATTAATTTCAGATTTAAAAGAATTGGCAAAATCCTCTGATGAGACTGTATAATATGATACCTTATCGTTGAGGTAAAAATCGATTATTTTATCATCAAGGTCATTAAACAAAGAATTCAAAAATTTCAGATCATATTTTTTCTCATAAAAATAAGATTTTTGTATATTACTGACCATTATTTTTCTTTCTTCTTGTGTGAAAGTTCTTTCAATAAGTAACTTAACCCCCATTTTTAAGTCGTTTGGTTTGTGACCTCTAGCGGTGTTTATTGCAACTGGATTCGCATAAATTAAAGATTCTTTAAATTTCAAGAAACTTGGTCCGAATAATTTATTTTCTATACAATAATTGAGGTCATTAA